GCCGAGCAGACCGCAGCCATCATCGGCGCGGTTCAAGCGGATGGCAAACGCACCGGCCTGCAAGCGCTACTCGACGGCAAGAGCCGCTTCAACGCCCAGCCACGCCTGCTGGTGGCGCCCCAGCACAGTGCCGTCGAGGCCGTTGGCACCGCGCTGGTCGCTCTGGCCGATAAACTGCGCGCCATCGCCATCATCGATGGGCCGAACACCACCGACGAGTCGGCCATCGCCTACGCTGGCAACTTTGGCGCCAAGCGAGCCTTCTTGGTCGACCCAGGCGTGCGTTACTGGGACAACGACGCCGAGGCCACCGTCGATGCACCAGGTTCGGCCTGGGTCGCCGGCCTGTTCGCCTGGACTGACAGCGAATACGGCTTCTGGGCCTCGCCGTCGAACAAGGAGTTCGTCGGTATCACGGGTACCCGCCGTCCGGTGGAGTTCCTCGATGGCGACGACAGCTGCCGCGCCAACCTGCTGAACAACGCCAACATCGCCACCATCATTCGCGACGACGGTTTCCGCCTGTGGGGCAACCGCACCCTGTCCAGCGATCCGAAATGGGCCTTCGTCACTCGTGTGCGGACCATGGACATCGTCATGGACGCGATTCTCTACGGCCACAAATGGGCAGTCGACCGGGCGATCACCGCCACCTACGTCAAGGATGTCACCGAGGGCCTGCAGGCCTTCATGCGCGACCTGAAGAACCAGGGCGCGATCATCAATTTCGAGGTCTACGCCGACCCTGAACTGAACACCGCCAGCCAACTGGAGCAGGGCAAGGTGTACTGGAACATCCGCTTCACCGATGTCCCGCCTGCCGAAAACCCCAATTTCCGCGTCGAAGTCACCAACCAGTGGCTGACCGAAGTCCTCGATTCCGCCGCTTAAGGAGCGCATCTACATGGCAATGATTCCCGAAACCCTGGCCAACCTGAACCTGTTCGTCGACGGCGTCAGCTTCCAGGGCGATGTACCCAGCCTGACCCTGCCCAAACTCACCCTGAAGATGGAAGAGCACCGCCCCGGCGGCATGGATATGCCGGTCGAGATGGACCAGGGCATGGAGAAACAGGAAGCCGCGTTCACCACGACCGGTGTGCGCCGTGAAGCCCTGAAGTTCTTCGGCCTGGCCGATGCCAGTGCCTTCAACGGCACCTTCCGCGGCGCCTTCAAGGGCCTCAAGGGCAAGATCAATCCAGTGGTGGTCACCCTGCGTGGCTCGCTCAAGGAAGTCGACATGGGCGACTGGAAATCTGGCGACAAGGCCGAGATCAAACACAGCGTCGCCGTCACCTACTACAAACTCGAAGTCGATGGCCGCCTGGTCTACGAGATCGATGCCCTGGGCATGAAGCGGGTGATCGACGGCGTCGACCAACTGGCCGCGCAACGTGCAGCCCTTGGCCTGTAAGGAGAACCGACATGGCTCAAGCGAAAAAGCTTCCGCAATGGCTGACCCTGAACGCTGAGCGGGTGACGGTGCGCTTGTCTCGTGCCAGCGAAGCCAACGGCGTACAGGTCGACAGCCTGTCGCTGCGTGCGCCGACTGTGCGTGACATCCGCAATGCCCAAGCGGGTGGCGCGGGCGATGACGAGCAGCGTGAACTGAACCTGTTCGCCTCGCTGGCCGAGGTCGGCGTCAAGGACCTCGAAGGCCTGGCCCTGAAAGACTACAGCCGCTTGCAGAGCGGCTACTTTCGCCTGGTGCAGGACGACGAGCTTTGACCCGGCCCGGCAGAAAGCCGCTGCCAAGCGGCTGGCCAAGGAGCTGAACTTTTCCGCGAGCGAAATCATGACCATGTCGCACAGCGACATGGTCTGGTGGCTTTCGGAGTAAAAGGAGGAACGGATGGCCGATACACAAGTATCCGCGCTCGGCACCGCCGTCACGCTTGCTCAGACTTTGGGCATCACCTTCGACCTGCTGCGCCAACGGCTGGCGCCGCTGCGCAAGCAAGCGGATAGCATCCGCCTAGGGCGGATCAGCTCAGAGGTGTTTCGCCTGGGGCTTGAACTGGACAAGACCGGTCAAGTGGAGGGTGCGCTAGCGATTGATCAGGCTCAAACGCACGAGGCGCAGATCGACAGGCTCGAGCGGGAGGCCGCTGCCGTCGAGCGCTTGCAGCGCCGCTACCAGATCTTGGCACGCCAGGCGCTGATTGCGCCTGGCCCGTGGCAGATCCCCATGCCGCTGCCTGTAGCGACCCAGGCCAAGGCAGCACATGCTGCAACGTATGTATCCGACGCTGCACCGAACGCGGGCACTGCGAAGCCTGCCAAGCGCTCGGAGCTGCCCCAGGTGGAATTGAGTTTTGAGGCCTTTAAGGCCGAATCGAGATTGTTCGCTATCAGGAGCGCTGTGTTTGCCACCGCTTGGGCTGGGTACCAAGCGAAGCAGAAGCTTTCACCTGAGCAAAAGCAGCGAGCGACAGAAGCGGTAAAAAGCAGGCGCAATATGGCTGCGGCTTCAGCAAGCTTGAAAGTCGTTGACTCGTTGGCCTCTGCTGAAAACGGCAAAGAGACTGCCAAGGGGATTGGCGGCGCCCTGGGTGAGTTGGGCGGCAGCCTGCTAGGGGCCGCACTGGGTGGCGTGATTGGCAAGAAAAAGGCTGACGACATCGGCGAGTTGGTCGGCGGCTACGTCGGGGAGAAGCTCGGTGGCATGGCCGGTGAAAGTCTCTACGGATTTTTTGCTGGCAAGGATTCGCCAGAGCCAGAGCCAGAGCCAGGCCCAGGAAAAGTGCCGACAACGCTTTCCCGGGGTGCTGGAGGACAGCAAACGGATGCACCCGGACTGGCAATAGAAGAAGAGGAAGAGGAGGAAGAGTTCGAAGACCAAGAGGGCGGCCAAGAGCAGCAACGGGCGCAGAACTCCACTTCGATCACCGCGCTTGCTCAACCGCCAGTAAGCGTCTTCGCAGATGCTACCCCTACCGGTGAGGCTAACCGAAACAACGCTTCAAGCACCCCACGGCTTGGCTCTGCTGCGCCAAACCGGCTTGCGCAGATGGGCAGCGATACTGCCGCTGGCGACATCATCCCGGCGCAATCTATGAAACAAACCCATGCGTCCAGGAACCCTGGTGCAGGCAGCCAATCTCCTGTGTCAGGCCAGTCATCGATGTTCAAGGCGGTCAGTGGCGCGAGCCCCTTGGCAAAAGGATTGCTCAAGCGTGTCCCAGGTGGCGCTCTGGTGGATGCGGGTCTGCAGATTGCCCAAACCTTCAGCAGTGAAGGCAGCTCGCAAGAAAAGCTCGAAGGTTACGGCACTGCCGTGGGTGGGCTGGGTGGCACCCTGGCCGGCGCCGCAGCTGGCGCCGCCATCGGCTCGGTAGTGCCGGTCATTGGTACGGCGATCGGAGGCCTGATCGGTGGGGCGCTGGGCAGCATGGGCGGAGAAAGCGTCGGCGGCTGGCTGGCCAGAACCCTGTCCATGGGTTCCAGCCAAAATCCACCAGCCACTGTCAGCGAGCAGCGCCAGGCACCTACCTCCGTGGGTGAAGCGGCGCGCAGGCTGGATATCGCCACTGAGCAGCCATCGATACCCGCTACGACAGTGTCGACTCCAGCAACCAGCCCCCGCCCGCCGATCAATCAGCAGTTCACCTTCACCGCCAACATGCCCCTGACTTTGAACACCACTCTCGATGACCCCTCGGTGCTCCAGCAAATGGAGGCAATTGCCCGGCGCACCCTGAGCGAGTTGATGGAGCGGGCGCAGTCGGTGCAGTTGGCCGACACCCCCCACGTTGCCTGAGGACGCTTCATGACTTACCTGCAACAGCTACAAGCCGGGCTATATGCCTTGGTCAAGGCGGGGGAGGCCGGGCGCCAGCGTGCCGATGCCATGCTTGACCCGCTCAACCAGGCCATCGACCACGTGCAGAGTGCGGCCTCAGATCTTGAAGGCCTGCCGGTAGTCGGGCCGGCTATTGGACTGCGGCTGCAGCGCACCTTGCGTGCGATCTCCGCAGCCCAGGCCAGGGTCGACAAGGCGATTGGCAAATACGACCAAACGCTGGGCGTAGTACGCCAGGTGCGTGAGCGCATCGATACCTTTGCCGAACATGCGGGCAAGGCGGGAGCGGCGATTCGTCGGGTGGTGGGCGAGGTACGTACGACGGTCAGTGACGCGCTGTCGACCTTGGGCTTTGCGCCTGACACCACACCCGCGGCGCAGGCGATCAAACCGTTTCCCCACCTGCTGGTGCTGCAACCACTCAAGCCTGGCGCTGCACCGTACTACTTCAACCTCGATACCGCCGCGTTCGATCAACTACGCCGGCAGACGCGTTTTCGCTGGGCCGGCCAGGAGCGCCTGAGCCGCGACAACGCGCAGCAGGCGGTCAGCCGCGGCGAGGAGACCATCAGCATTCATGGTGCGATCTTCCCTGGTTTCAAAGGTGGCCTGGGCCAGCTGCAGACCTTGCGCGGTATTGGCCGCCAGTTGCTGCCGCTGTCTTTGATCACCGGCTACGGTGAGGTGCTTGGCACCTGGTGCTTGACCAGTATCGAGGAAGAACAGGCCAGCTTGCTGGCCGGCGGTATTCCACGCAAACAAGGATTCTCACTGGAGTTCGTCAGCTATGGCCAAGACCTGCATGACGTCTGAGGGCGATCTGCTCGATAGCCTCTGCCACCACTACTACGGCCATCTCAATGGCACGCTGGAGGCCGTGCTGGCCGCCAATCAGGGCCTGGCGGACGAGGCCCAACCGTTTCGCGCCGGTGTGCTCATCCTGCTGCCAGCCTTGGCGGCGCAAACCAGCGGCACGCTGCTGCTGTGGGACTGATAGAGGAGTCTTGTCATGCAACCGATCTTTCGCATCGTCGCCGATGGTCACGACATCACCGCACTGATCAACGACCGCCTGCTCCTGCTGCGCACCACGGATAAACCGGGCATGGAATCGGACGACTTCGAGTTGCGCATCGATGCCCGTGATGGCGCCGTGGCCCTGCCTGCACGGGGTGCCTCGATCGAGGTGCAGTTGGGGTACGCGGGACAGCCACTGACTCGCCTGGGCCGCTATACGGTCGACGAGGTAGAACTGTCCGGCCCGCCCGACAGCCTGGTGATCCGTGGCAAGGCCAGTGACCTGTGCGGCAGCGGCAAGACCATTCGCAGCGGCAGCTGGGAGTTCGTCTCAGTGCAACAGATCGTCGCCCAGATCGCCGCGCGCAACGGCTGGCAGGCGGTGTGTCCGGTGCTCAGCCACGTCGACCGGGTCGATCAATACAGCGAGTCGGATCTCAATTTCATCACCCGCCTGGCACGGCTGTACGACTGCACCGCCAAGCTTGCCAACGGCCAACTGCTGGTGCTTCCCCGCCAAGCCGGGCAGAGCGCCAGTGGCAAGCCACTGGGGGTGGTTACCCTTGAGCGCAGCGCGGTCAGCCAGTGGCAGTTCAGGCTGGATAACAAACACGCCCACAAAGCGGTGCGCACCCGTCACCAGGACAGTGCCAGCGGCGCCCTGCAAGTGGTCGAGCTGAACAACAGCGAGGTGCCGCCGGGTGATCAGCCGGTGCACACCGATCGCCATGTCTACCCCAACCGCAACGCTGCCGAGCAGGCCGCCAAGGCACGCCTGGCCAGCTTCAATCGCGCCACTGCCAGCGTGCGCCTGGACATGCCCGGGCGCACCGACTTGTTTGCCGAGCGCAGCATCGAGGCCACAGGCTTTATCGCCGGGCTCGATGGCCTGTACCTGATCGAGTCGGTGGAGCAGGTGTTCACCAGCTCCGGCTGGCGCACCACGGTGCAGTGCAATGGCGGCAAGGCGGGCAAGGCGCAGGCCAAGGGTGCGGCGTCGCGGCGGACCGTCTCGGTCAAGGCTTAGTACGTACCCTTGCACGGGTTTCCCTGTGCCCATGGTGATCAACCCTGGCTATTGTCGAGCGCATTCAAGTCACATCATCAGCCCAGGCTGGGCTTGGGCTTTGTTCGTTGTTGTCCACCAGGAGGTACCCCATGCTCACGGAGAGCCAACTCAAACAGATTTATCCTCTCGTCGGCCAACGAGCCGGCGCGTTTCTCGCACCGCTCAACGAGGCCATGGCCCGTTGGGAGATCAATCATCCCAAGCGAATTGCCGCGTTTCTCGCCCAGGTTGGCCATGAGTCCGGCCAGCTGCGTTACGTAAAAGAGCTGGGGAGCGATCGCTATCTGGCACGCTATGACACCGGCAGCCTGGCCCTGCGCCTGGGCAATACGCCCCAGGCCGATGGCGATGGCCAGCTGTATTGCGGCCGTGGCCTGATCCAGGTCACCGGGCGCAACAATTACCAAGCCTGCAGCCGAGCCCTGTTCGGCGACGAGCGCTTGCTGGCACAACCGCAGATGCTCGAGCAGCCACGCTGGGCCTGTGAGTCGGCGGCCTGGTTCTGGCATTCACGCGGGCTCAATGCGCTGGCCGATCGCGGTGAGTTCAACCGCATTACCCGCCACATCAACGGCGGCCTCAATGGCCTGGATGACCGCCTCAAGCTGTGGGCGCGTGCCCGCGAGGTGCTGTGTTGAACCGTGTGCAGTTCGGGCTGTACGCGCTGCTGGTTGTGTTCTGTGTGGCGCTGGCCTGGCAAGTCCAGGCCTGGCGTTATGGCGGGCAACTGGCGCAGCAGGCCCAGCGGAATGAGCAGCAGCTGCGCGAGCAGGCGCTGCTGATCAATCGCCAGTTGCTGGCCGAGCGTGACCAGCGCCTGGGGCTTGAACAACGCCTGCATGACAGTGAATCGAGACATTTCCAGGAGCTTGCCGATGTACAGCAGACTCAAGTACGCCTGCGTGATCGCCTTGCTACTGCCGATCTGCGCTTGTCGGTCCTGGTCGAGCGCGACGCCGCCTGTGCCGGCGTGCCTGCCACCGCCGCCCCCGGCGGCATGGATCATGGCCCCGTACGCGCCCGACTTGACCCGGCGCATGCTCGAAGAATTATCGCCATCAGCGACGACGGTGATCGCGGACTGATCGCCCTGCGCGCCTGTCAGGACTACATTCGGGGCTTGCAGCACTGATCAGTCTTGCGCGTCGAACATTGGCACGCGCCTGGGGCCTTCATCCTTGCGCTTCAATTGACAAGGCCTCGGCGGGCGATACCATGGCGCGCCCTAATGACGTTCGCGTAAATACGCTGTGCGTGCGTCGCTTGGTTTGCGTGTAATGAACAGGATGTCATGAAGCCCAACACCCAGGCTGTATCGCTCAATCGCGCCCAGTGGCTGATCATTGTCACCAGCGCCTTGCCTATCTATGCCATTGCGCTGTGCTTGCCGACCCAGGCCCACGCCCAGGGCGAGCTGGCGCTGGTGCTGCAGCAGGTTCTGGAGCAACACCTGCTGGGCCGGGTGGGGCCTTGGTCGTCCAACTTTCCGCTCCAAGCCATGGCCATCGGCAATTACATCGCGCTCGCCGCACCGTTGTTTGCCGTCGTTCTGGCACTGCTGTTGTGTCGATCCGTTGGCGCATTGCCGGCCCGGCTGCCCGTCCTGGCGTGGCATCGCTACCTGCTGATTTACGTGGGGTGGGCCTTGTTGGTCGGCTTCATGATTCACTACAACTACTTCACCTATGTCGACTTCGCCCAGCATCGCGCCAAGTTCCGTCTGTTTGGTCGCCACCCACTCCTATTCGCGGTGTTTGCCTCGAGCATGCTGCTGGCGCTCGAGTACTTGCTGTTAATCAGTTACCTGCTTTTCATTCATTTTCCGGCCCGCTGGCTGGCGCAGCGTCTGGGCAAGATCTCGCAGTAACCAGCCCGGAAACTGTCTGCTAGGGTAGTGGCTAATCTTCACAGGAGCCCGTCATGGACCCGATCACTGTTCTTTCCGCCCGTCTTGGCGAGCACATGCGCCGCTTCAATGCCCAGGTGAGCACGGCTGAGTCGTGCACGGGCGGTGGCATCGCCGAGGCCATCACGCGTGTCTCCGGCAGTTCGGCCTGGTTCGAAGCAGGTTATGTGACCTATTCCAATCGACAGAAAACCCGCCAGCTGGGCGTGCCCGAGGTGTTGTTCGGCCAGGTTGGGGCGGTCAGCCAGGAAGTGGTCGAGGCCATGGTGCGTGGCGCCCAGGCCGCCAGCGGGGCACGCTTTGCCGTGGCGGTCAGCGGCGTGGCCGGGCCCGACGGCGGCTCACCGGCCAAACCGGTAGGCACCGTATGGCTGGCCTGGGCCGACGGCAGCCGTGTATGCAGCGAGCGCCGCCACTTCGACGGCGACCGCGAAGCGGTGCGCCGACAAACGGTGATCGCCGCGTTAGACGGCTTGTTACAGCTTGGTGCCGAGTAATTCGACAACAGGGGTTTGCGGAAATGCATCCCTGTGGAATAATACTGGCTACTTATACAGTTATTCCGGCCATACAGGGCCAGTCGATCACGTGAGGATTTCAATGGACGACAACAAGAAGCGCGCCTTGGCTGCGGCCCTGGGTCAGATCGAACGCCAATTCGGCAAAGGCGCAGTCATGCGCATGGGCGATCAGGAACGTACCGGTATCCCGGCTATCTCCACTGGCTCGCTGGGGTTGGACATCGCCCTGGGCATTGGTGGTCTGCCAAAAGGCCGTATCGTCGAGATCTACGGCCCGGAGTCTTCCGGTAAAACCACGCTGACTCTGTCGGTCATCGCCGAAGCCCAGAAAAATGGCGCTACCTGTGCCTTCGTCGACGCCGAGCATGCCCTCGATCCTGAATACGCCGGCAAGCTGGGCGTCAATGTCGACGACCTGCTGGTCTCGCAGCCGGACACCGGCGAGCAAGCCCTGGAAATCACCGACATGCTGGTGCGCTCCAACGCGGTTGACGTGATCATCGTCGACTCCGTGGCTGCCCTGGTACCCAAGGCCGAGATCGAAGGCGAAATGGGTGACATGCACGTGGGCCTGCAGGCCCGTCTGATGTCCCAGGCGCTGCGTAAAATCACCGGTAACATCAAGAACGCCAACTGCCTGGTCATCTTCATCAACCAGATCCGTATGAAGATCGGCGTGATGTTCGGCAGCCCGGAAACCACCACCGGTGGTAACGCCCTGAAGTTCTACGCCTCGGTGCGCCTGGACATCCGCCGTACCGGCGCCGTCAAGGAAGGCGATGAAGTCGTGGGTAGCGAAACCCGCGTGAAGATCGTCAAGAACAAGGTCTCGCCACCATTCCGCCAAGCTGAATTCCAGATCCTCTACGGCAAGGGCATCTACCGCAACGGCGAGATCATCGACCTGGGTGTTGCTCACGGCTTCGTGGAGAAATCTGGCGCCTGGTACAGCTACCAAGGCAACAAGATTGGCCAAGGCAAGGCGAACGCGGCCAAGTATCTGCAAGAGAACCCGGCCATCGGTGCCGAACTCGAGAAGCAGATTCGCGACAAGCTGCTCAACGTCGGTGCCGTTGCCGCTGCAGGCAAGGCTGCTGCTGCTGATGCCGGTGCGGATGACCTGGCTGACGCCGAAGCGGGTTATTGATCTACCGTTATGTCCGTCGTACTCGACACCCCCGTCGCCGTTCGACGGACAGCCATGGACCTGCTCGCACGTCGCGAGCATGGTCGGGTCGAACTGACGCGCAAACTGCGTCAGCGCGGCGCTTCGGATGAGTTGATCGAGCCCGCGCTCGATCG